TTACCCACTGCAGCGCCGAGCCCTGCGTGGGTGCGCACCTGCCGCGCATTGTCTGCCGCCGCAACGACGTGGAGACCTGCCTCGACGGTCTGACGGTGCACCTGGCGTATGCGTTTGGCGTCACGCCGTGGTTCATCCGCAGGCGGCTCAAGCGCTGCGGGCTGCTCGAGGATCCACGCAACGACCTCGCTTGGCTTCGAGCGCCGCACAGCCCCGGGCAAAGCCAGCGCACCCTTAACGCCTAAGCGCTGCGCGCCTCGCCCAGGCACCGGAGCGGTGCCTTTTTCGGCAGTGCACGATTAAGCAAATGCCAAATTATGGATCTGCGATTTGACCTGAAAGCACCCAAAGCTGAAGTATTAAAACGGAAGTAGATACGAGTCTAAACAGGGGTTTAGCAGGTAAACATCGATCCGTTTCGAGACTTATCCGCAGTGAGCCTTCACCGATTCTTGAGGAAAACCCGCATGCGACACGATGACCCCCAAGACGGCCCACAAGCTGACCCGTACGACCCCTACGTCGAAGCCGCCCGCACCGCGGCCCGCTACCAGGTGCGACGGCTGCGCCAGACCATTGGCCTATGCCCCGCGGAGTGCGAAGACCTTGAGCAGGACCTGGTGCTTGCAGCGCTGGTGCGCAAGCGCCACTTCGACCCGCGGCTGAGTTCGGCGCGCACCTTCACGGGCCTGGTGTGCCGTCACCGCGCAGGCGAATGTCTGCAGCCGCTGATGCGTGATCGCGCGCTGCTGCGCACCTTCGAGGTTCGGCAGGCGGCCAACGACGAGACGCCCTTGGATGCAACCGAGCTTGCCGAGGCAGCGGGGTTCGACGCTTTGGGGCTTGACGCTTCGGGGTACGGTGCCACAGGGGCCCCGGCAGCGCTCATCGATCCGGTGCTTGCCGCCGCGCTCGGTGGCCGGCATCGGCTCGAGCCGCACGCAGCGCTGAGCGCGCTGCTCGACCTTGAGCGCGCAGCCGCCACGCTGCCGGCCGAGCTTGCGACCTTGCTTGGCATGCTCTTGCGGCACGAAGACGTGGGCGAAGCGCTTGAAGAAAGCGGCAAGCCCCCTGCGAGCTTCTACCGTCAGTTGCGGGCGCTGCGCATGCACCTGCGGATGTTTGGCATCAACGCGGCGGCCTGAGCGTGAAGACGACGGGCGAGGAGCGCCGGCGCGGCATGGTCACGCGCGCCGTGATCGTAAAGGCGGCCTCGGCCAGTACAAGCATTCATGGCCTGGCTGCAAAGCGCGCTGCGATCCGCGTACCGACTCACGTTCCACACCACCCCTTCTGAGGAGGCCCTGCCCACCATGCATATCCCTCACGCACACCTGGCCGAGATGCTGCGCGCCGACGCCCGCGGGCTCCGGCGCATCGTGCTCGGTCCGATCGAGATTCCGCCCGCACCGCTCTCGGAGAGCGCCCTATGCGACTGGGTGGCCCAAGCGCAGCCCGGTGCGCAGATCCAGTACCACGCGGGCCATTTGCTTGTGGATCGCTCGGCCGCATTTTCGGTCCTGGAGCCGCGCGAACGCGAGTCGATTGACCGGGTAGCCAAGCGCGCCTGGCTGGCGATGGAGATCGGCCTTGTGCACCTGCTGAGCTACCGGATTGCGGACTTCCACTACCGCTACGTCGCGGTGCGCTCGGCACTGGCGCTGCCGCCGACGACGCCAGCCGCTCCGCAACGACCCCATGCGCCGATGCCGATACGGGCTGTGCTCGCTGAGCGCCTGGCGCTTGCGGTGCACTGAGCAAAGAGCACGCCGATTCCATCTGCGCAAGCGAAAACGTCCATTTCTGTCCTTCGCAGGAGCCCCCCATGTCCGAGATCCTCACCGAGCCCGGCCCGATGCAACGCAGCGCACCACCGAGCCCATCATCGAGCCCATCACCGAGCCCACCACCGGGCCCATCATCGAGCCGATCACCGAGCCCATCACCGAGCCCATCACCCGGTGCAGCGCTGGACTGGATCGGCGAGCTCACCGCACAGCAACTCCTGAGCATGCCAATTGGCGAAGTCGCGCAGGTGAGCGATGCGCTCGCTGCGGTACGGCGTGCGCTTGGAACCTACGAAGGCCTTGTGCACCGCGCACTCGATCAGCGCTTTGCCTTGCGCGCACAAGCCTTGCGCCTTGCGGCGGGCAAGACCACGGGCACCGTGCGCTTGCATGAAGACGGCACCGCGGTCGTGGCGACGCTGCCTAAAAAGCCATGCTACGACCAGATCAGGCTCAAAGAGGCCGTTGCCCGTCTGCAGGCCGACGGCCACGACCCCGCCGAGTATGTCGAGATCAGCTACCAGGTCTCGGAGTTGCGCTACCAGGCTTGGCCCGCGGCGATCCGCGCCCACTTCGATGCGGCCCGCACCGTCAAGGCCGGCAAAGCCACCTACAGCTTTGAGCCGATCCGGCCTGCGGGCACCGAAGCGAGCAACGACGCCCGGTTTGCCGCACCCCCCGAGGCCGATCAAGCCTGCGGCGCCCACACGTTCGATCCACTGTCCTGAAACCGCCACCTTCGGAGCACCCACCATGGCACAGCCCCTGTCCCTCCAGAGCATCATCCAGCAAGCCCCGCCAAAGCCCCCGCGGATTCTGATCTACGGCTCGGCCGGCATCGGCAAGACAACCTTTGCCGCCCAGGCGCTCAAGCCCGTCTTCATCATGACCGAGGAGGGCACCGGCACGCGCCAGGTGGCGCACTTTCCCCGCGCGCGATCGTTTGGCCGCGTGCTCGAGGCGCTTGCGCTGCTCTACAGCAAGCCGCACGACTACCGCACCGTGGTCATCGACTCGCTCGACTGGCTCGAGCAGCTGATCCTGGCCAAGACCTGCGAGAACAACCGCTGGAGCTCGATCGAGGATCCGGGCTATGGCAAGGGCTACATGGTGGCGCTCAACTTCTGGCGCCAGTACCTCGAGGGGCTCGATGCGCTGCGCGACGATCACCAGATGACGATCGTGCAGATTGGCCACGCCGAGGTGCGCCGCTTCGACAGCCCTGAGCACGACCCCTACGACCGCTTCCAGATCAAGCTCCACACCAAGGCCGCAGCGCTCATGCAGGAGTACACCGACGTGGTGCTCTTTGCCAACTACCAGACCATCACGACGAGCGCCGACGTTGGCTTCAACAAAAAGACCACGCGTGCGTTGGGCAGCGGTCTGCGCCGCATGCACACCTCCGAGCGGCCCGCGTTCATTGCCAAGAACCGCTACGACTTGCCGCACGAGTTGCCCCTCGATTGGCGCGCCTTTGCCGATGCAATGCCTGCGCAGTTGCGCCCAATGCTCACCGATGCGCCGCGCGAGCCGCAGCCCAGCGCACCGCATGACGCGCACGAGCACTTTGGCGTCATCGACCACAGCGCGCACGCCGCGGCACACGCCGGAGCACGCAGCCACTGAGCACGCAGCCACTGAGCACGCAGCCACGGAGCGCTCGGCTCGACCACTTTTCTTGACCCACCCGGAGTTTCACCCATGGCCATGCTTCCCCAGGTCTTCGATGCCTCCCTCATCGACCCGTCCGAAGGCTACGTCCTTTGGCCCGCCGGCACCTACACCGCGCAGATCGTCGCAAGCGACATGCGCCCCACCAAAGACGGCACCGGGCAGTATCTGCAACTCGAGATGCTGGTCTTTGACGGCGCGCTCGCCGGCAAGCGCGTGACCGAACGGCTCAATTTGCTCCACCGCAACGAGCGCGCAAGCGAGATCGCCAACCGCACACTCTCGGCCCTTTGCCGCGCCATCGGCAAACGCATCGTGGCCGAATCGACCGAGCTGCACGATCAGCCCTTCACGCTCGAGATCGCCGTGCGCGCAACCGCTCAGGGGCGCGCTGCGAACCTCTTTTTCTACCGGGCACTGGCGCCATCGGCAAAGCCGCAACATGCCTCATCCCAGCAGGTGCAGCCAAGGCCGGTTGCGCCACACCCCGCTCAAGTGCCGTCCGCGCAGCTGATGCCGGTGTCGACGCTAGCAGCCCAGACGCTGCCGGCTCCGCCAACGCAACCTCTGCGGCCGCCGCTGCCTGCGTCTTCGACCGGCGGCGATCCGATCATGCCGTGGCACCGCAAGCTCGTGCTCGAGTGATGTCGGCAGATCCACACGCGCTGGCCTTGCCGATGCAGCCGTCGGTGCAGTCGTCGGTGCAGTCGTTGGCGCAGCCATCGCCGACGTTGCCGCACTCCGAAGAGGCTTGTCGCGCACGGCTCATCGTCTTGCGCGACGAGATAGCCTCGATACGGCTGCGCATCGCGGCAAGCGACATCCGCAGGCAGCACCTTCGCCAGAGCGTGAACCCCGATGGCTTTCACCGCATGAAGACCGCCTTGCGGATGCGCCGTCGCGAAGCCGACGAGATCGCGCTGCACCTGGCCGAGCTTCGACGCACCCACCGCCCGCCGTGCTGCCGCGAGCGCGCAGGCGCTGCGCACCCCAAGCATCACCCGGAGACCTGACCCATGAATGCACCCCGCGATGCCTGCGTATCCACGGCCAATCTCACGCGCGATGCCATCTACCTCGCCTACGAGCGCTCGGCCGAAGACGGAATGCGCGCGCACCTGGGCGCCTCGATCATCGGACGGCGCTGCGAGCGCTCGCTCTGGTACGACTTTCGCTGGCACACCCGAGCGCGTCACCCGGGCCGCGTGCTGCGGCGCTTTGAGACCGGCAAGCGCGAAGAGGAGCGCCTCGTGCGCAACCTCCAGGCCACCGGCGCCACCGTGCTCGAGACCGACCCCGCCACCGGCCGGCAACTCACCGTGCGTGCGATCGGCGGGCACTTCGGGGGCTCGCTCGATGCGCTTGCCCTCGGCCTGCTCGAGCATCCCGAGCACTGGCACGTGATCGAGTTTAAGACGCACGCCGCCGCAAGCTTCAAGGAACTCCTGGGCAAAGGCGTTGAGCGCGCGCATCCGATGCACTTTGCCCAAGTGCAGACCTATCTCGCACTCGCACAGCTCCAAGACGCGATGTACATCGCGGTGAACAAAGATAACGACGACCTCTACATCGAGCGCATCGCAGCCGATGCAGCCTACGCGCAAGGCCTCCTCGAAAAAGCCGAGCGCGTGATCTTTGCCCGCACTGCGCCCGAGCGCATCAGCGGCGACCCCCACTGGTTCGAGTGCAAGTGGTGCATCCACCGCGAGGTCTGCCACTTTGGGGGCGCACCCGAGACCAACTGCCGCACCTGCACACACGCATCACCCACCCCTGAGGGCACCTGGGAGTGCGCTACGCACCAAACGCTGCTCGATCTGTCGGCCCAGCGCAAAGGTTGCTCCGAGCACGCAGCCATCGGCGCGCAGCCCTAACCAAAGACCCCTGAGGGCCTCAAACCAACCGCCTCACGACGCGTTGGCAATGAAGGCGCGAATGTCTTCGACGCGCCAGGCCGTCATGCGCGGCCCGAGCTTTACAGGCTTGGGATAGCGGCCCGTCTTGACCCCAGCCCACCAGCTCGACCTCTTGACCGGGATCAGAGCCGGGAGCGGGGGCACTGCCCGAGCGTCGCCCAGGATCTGTGGCAGACGCAAAAAACCGGTCTCGGGAAGTCGTCGCATGGCATCGCTCCGTCGCTTGGTTAACGGGAGTCACCAAAGTGCGACTCCGTCCAACAGGCTGCCATGCTTGGGGTGCATTGCGGGGGCAACCGAGCCGCGGGATTCAAGGTGGCGAGCGCACTTTCACCGAACTCGCAGACGCCCGATGAGCCAGCCTACCGGATCTACGCTACTGCAACAGTACTGCAACGGATCTTTGGGTACTGTTATGTTTTCTGTAAGACTGCGTCAGATAAGCTACTGATTTTATTGGTAGGTCGTACTGGATTCGAACCAGTGACCAACGGATTAAAAGTCCGCTGCTCTACCGACTGAGCTAACGACCCTGACCGACCCATGATTATACGGG